TGTCAATCGTTTTGTTCGACGACGCTGTCGGAGCAGCCAAAGCGCCATAAATAAGGTGAATCTTGTAGGCGTGATCTGCTCCCTCGACATCATTACCAACTAAAGAACGGTACGAAAGCCCAAAGGACGTACGAGGCTGTTGCGCCAGAAGCATTCCGGACCGAACCGTCACAGTTCCGTCGCACTCCCCGAACTCGTCAGGATAGGTGTATGCGGTGATCGTCGCACCGAACTCTTCTCTAGCTGACAAATTGAGATACTTCTCGCCATCGATGTAATATGGACGAGCTCCTCCACCGATCGGGTTTTCATCGACCGAAATGAGCCCGGACCAGGGAACACCAGCTACGCTAGGCATGTACAGAACTCCGCGGTCAACGCCCACCTGGTAAAAACGTGTGCCGACATCGTCCCAAGTCAGTCTTGGCATGGTGTACCCCCTCTCATCCGGAAGTTCCTAGTTGAGCTTTACGTTGCTCATTCAAAGATCGCTGTTGTTGCGCTATCTCGGCCCTACTCATCTTCTTTTGAGGACCATTCTTTGAACTAATCACCTTAACCAGAGTAAACAAACGATTCAGATGCCAATGTTGAGCTTGCCAATCAATGTTCATACTGACCATCCAGTAATAGATGATCTCAGCTGTGATAATCTCACGACCTCTAGGCGCAGCTTTGTCGTTGAACCAGGTAGCCGTCTGTTTTGATCCTATGTACTCATTAATAGTCTCAACGTTCTCGTTGGAGAGTCTAGAAAAAACTTCCTCTGGAACTTCAGGAGTCAAAACCATCGCTCTTATGTACTCAAGCGTTTCTTCGGCAGTTTTGTCATCAGAACCCAAAAACGGCTTACAAAATTTTGACTCCCATTTTGACAGAGAAACCAGAGAATGCTCGAGCTCCAACTCGAAAGTCTCAACGACAAACTCCTTTGTGGACTCGTCGTAGTATTCTTCTGTCATCGGAACTAGTATCTTGAGCATTCTCTGGCCTCCCTTCTTAGGATCAGGCGAAGACGATAAGCCACTCGTCCACGATGTTCGGAGCCCACACATAGCCAGGCAGCAGATGCGCCGTGACAATGGTGTTCTCGGTGATGGCAACCGTGCCAGTAACCGCAACACCGTTGATGCGGTACTCAACACCAGTAACCGACGGGATGGTGATGAGGTCGGTCGTGGAGTTGTAAGAGGGAACGGACGGGGTAACCTCGGTAAACGTTCCGTCAAAGAGGGCCAACACCGCATCGGGAAGCGGCAGTTGCGGGTCGACTCCAACGGTGCCGTAGAGCAGCAGCTCCAGAGCGGCCAGAGCAGAGGCATTCACCTTGGTTGAGTCAATGCAGATGTATGCCGTCGGCTTAAGGTCGGTGACCGGAACCGGAATAGTCGAAAGTTCCCAACTGAAAGTAATTGCTTCGGGCGAATCGTTAACCGAAGCAAAGGCCTTCTCAGAGGGAGCCGCCGTCGCACCATACACAAGGTGAAGCTTGTACCCAAAGTCCGTACCATCCACGTCATTGCCGAGAAGAGTACGGTAGGAAAGACCGAACGTCTTGCGGGTCTGCTGACCCACGTAAACGCCAATCTGCGGCTGAGCTGAACCATCACACTCGGCGAACTCATCCGGGTAGGTGTAAGCCTCGACAGTCGCGGCAAAACGCTCCAGCGAGATCAGATTCAGGTACTGAATGTTGTCGGCATACGTCGGGGTAGCCTCAGCACCGGTCGGAGACTCGGTGACGGTGGTCAGACCGTTCCAAGCGAAACCCGTGGTGTAATCACCCGACACATCCTGCTTGTAAAGGACCCCGTGGTCCACACCCGTCTCATACAGGCGCGCTCCAGTCAGGTCCCACTGAAGGGCAGTCACGTGTTCTCCTTAGAAATACAACGTCAAGACATCGTGGTTCAAATTATCCGTCACAAAGTTTCTGAGATAGGCAGATCTTGGGAGGGCAGCAATTTTCTTATAAGTGATGCTGTCTGGATCCTCATCAATAGACGTCACCAAATATCTATGCATCGAATAATAGGGCGCATTGTCAGCATGATCCGTGTCAATATCATCGCGCTTATAGACAATACATGGATAAGACATCTGTAAATTCGATGGAGGCTGAAAATATACATTACTACTGCCCAAGATGTCTACAAGAACTGCTTGCAAATCAAGCCGTGACCCCATGGTAGACACCTCCCAATCTCAAGACCAGACGGGGACTCTGCACGTCAACCTTATCGACTTTCCACAGAGTCCCCATCCAATCGACATACCTAATGGCAAAGAATTTCTCGTTGGCATAGGCATCCGCGACGACACTGATGGAGTTCTCGACGGAAATATCATCGTTAACCTTCTCGGCTTCCCGAAGCCTTCTTGCATTACGAACTACATCACCATAATATGGTCGTTCGACAGCAGTCTCTTTCCAAACTCCGGGAGACGTTTCCACAGAATCCGACGCAAATCCAATGACACCATAAAACTTTGCCATTGTATTACCTACCTATCACACGTGCTTGGTGAAGGACCAGTACGCCGAAGCACTAGTAGCGAAGAAGTAGCCAGACGCAGCCTCAGCAACCACGTTCAGCGTCTCACCCGTGTCGAGTGCAGGCTGCGCACCAGGCGACAGGGTCGCGTCGGTGTCAGCGTTCTTGTACGTCACGTTAGACACGGTCGGGATCGTCACAACACCAGTGGTGGAGTTGAAAGTCGGAGCAGTCGGCGCGGAAAGCAGCACATCGGTGCTGGCCGTCTTCATAACCACCACAGCAGACTTGATCTTGGTGAGGGCGCCAGAAAGACGCGTCTCGATCAGGTACTTGTTCTTGTTGTAGTCGATGTCGAAGTCATCGAACATGCTGACCTCGCCACCACGATCCGTACCAACGTTGTAGTCAGCCAGATTCACGATGATGCCGAGCAGGTCGGCCTCGTTGTTCATAACCTCAACGGTCACGATGTCCGCAACACCCAGCGCAGTCGCCAGAGCGGCCTTGCTGTCGTAGAGACGACGGTTCGTGGTGTCCCGAGCCTGAAGGAAGCGGTTCAGCACACGAATCGTGGTGTAGAACGTCGGAGTACCGGTGCCCTTGTAGTACTCCATGCCGTTCATAACGGCATCGACAGCCTCATCCATGGACGATGAAGCGTCGTCGATGTTGACGCTGATACGAGTCACGAACAGCTCGTGGTCGTTCATGATCGAACGAATACCCACACCATCTGCTGCGCCACCCGGGTCCTTGACCTTGTCCTCGTCAGACACGTCACGACCGTCACCAATGAGAATCGCGCGGGCGACCTCTTCGTCCAGCATGATACGCATCTCACCCTTGAGCCACGCAACTGCGTTAAGCTCGGTGATGTCCAGAACATCGTCACGGTCCAGAGACTGCTTCTTGTACACGGTGGTCGGGCTGGTGGTACGACGGGTAAGACCGAACCACTCCTCCTTCTTCAAGGTGCCCTTGATGTAGCCCTTGGCCCGGGCCTCGTCCTGGGTGATATCCGCGGTGATCGTCTTCACGCGCGAGAACGGGCTGTGCTTGGTGTTGCTCAGAACATTGGCAACCCACTCGGTCCGACGCTTGTTGAACTCCGGGGTGTCATTGAGCAGCTGAGCATCCGGGAACAGCAGATCGATGTCGGTGATGTTGTGCTTCAACGCATAGTTCTCAACCGCCTCGCGGAAAGAACCGAGACGCTGCACGTCCTTGAGAATACCCTGCATGTCACTGTGCGAGATCGTCGGAGTCGACTCACCACCGGAAGAACCCGTAGCGCTAGTGCCGGTGGTCTGGTCGAAGACATTTCGAGCCACTGGTGTTCCTTCCTGGTGGGTGAGGTTTCCCTCGTCCGCGGTGTCGGTTTCATCAGAATCAGTAGAGTCGGTCGACTCCGTGGCAGAGTCATCGGTGTCGGACTGAGCCATGCTGCCATTTGCTCCAGCCTGGTCCAGCGCAGCACCAATCATGAACTGAACGACATTCTTCTCCACGTCAGAGAAGCCGTCCCACACTTGCTGAATAGTCATGTCAGAAGTAGCTGCGTGCTCGACACCCTCTTCGTCGGCCTCGTCAAAGTCGACAAAGTCGATGAGAAGACCGGTGTGGATAACAGCCTCGTCAGAAGCCGTCTCAACTTCACCGTCAGAGTGCTGAATAGAAACAAAGTCGATGAGTGCACCCGGGTTTGCGCCCGAGAGAACAAGGCTAACCTCACGGATCATTCCGTGAAGTACCATGTTGGCCTTTTCCACCAGGTGGTTGGCCCAAATCGACAGCTTGTCAACGTCCTTGTGCTGGACAAGAACCTTCGCCGCCTTACCCGCGGGCGTGTCGTTGAAGTATCCACGGGCGTAGACACCGTCAGGACGAGCCTCGAGAACAGCGTGACCTAGAACATTGTCGGGCGAATTGTGCGCATGCTGCCAGACCAGAGGAACCTGCTGACCGTCCATGTGCTGAAAGGCCTGCGGTGTAATGGTTCGACCGTCGGAGCACCTGAGCCCAGCCTTAGTGGCATAGCCGGAGAAATCCGGTTCCATTTTGACTGTACTCCTCCCTTTTTTAGGATTACTTCTTTCCGGCCCCGACGGGGACGGGCTTCTTCGGAATGGCTGAGACCTTGATGTTCAACTTAGACCGCATTGCCTTGATCTTAGCGTTTACATCTTCAATCTGAGACTGAAGTTCTTTCGTAACTTGCGATACGGTCTTTGTCTTGTTCTTGGCATACCATTCGGCAGAACGCTTCCTAGCTTCGGCCTTCTGCTTTTCAGTCAAAGGCTTTGCTGGTTTCTTGTCTGCAGACTTAGCGGGAGCCGCTGCCTTAGCTTTAGCTGCCTGCTCTGCGTCTGTTGGTAGGCCTGCCCGCACTTGGGCTTTGTCGACCAATTGCTGAAGAACCTTCTTAAGGGTTTCCAGTCTCTTCCGAAGAGCGTCTACCTTGGCCTGGTTGGCTGATCGCTTTGCTGCTCCAGGATCTGTCTTCGTTGGCGTCGACGTTGGCTTCTTGGTGGGCGGGGTGGTTGGCTTCTTAGGACCGACGACTCCCGTGTTACGATTAGGGACGGCGGTTGGTTGGATAGCAGCCGGCTGTCGCCCCTTCAACTGTCTGGTACGAAGGTAATACTGGCGACGGGCTACAGGATCGTAATTCGTAAAGTGCATTAGCTCATTGATGAATTCCTCAGGCGAAGGCATCTTCATTAATTCCCAACTGCTTGAAGATGCTATCAAGTTCGGCATTCATCGCGTCCATCTGCTTAGACATCGCATCGTCCGCAGCTTGTACAGCTGGATCAACAGTGGGAGCTGCTGCAGGCGGAGCACCCACACCAGTATCAGCCTGTGGCATGT